AATGGTGTATGACCTTCTGCTAACTGTAAAAATTTTTTACCTGCTTTTTTTGGTTCATTCATAGTTTTTACCATATCTATAAATTTTTTAATATCTGAAGCTGTTGGTCCAAGTGCAGTTTCAAAAACTCCATTGCCATATTGATTTTGAACTTCACTCATTAAAAAATCTCCATAAATACCACCACCACCACCTTGTACAAATGCTTGCATTACAACTGATAATTTTTTAGGGTCTCTTGGTGATCTACCGGATAACATATCTTTGATAGATATAACCATATAACCAAAAATAGTACCTAACATTAATGTAGAAGCTAACATACTAGCACCTATTAATTTACTCTCATCTGGTCCATAAGAATCCATCTCTCTTCTTAAAATTTTTTTGTATAAAGAAACTGAAAAGTTTTTATATTGCATAATAAAACTATTAAGTTCACCCATGTAAGTTCCTTTAACTGTACCCATTTTTGTTATTGATCTAATTTGTGAATCTGGTTCTGGTGTTCCATGTGTACCTTGATCGTTTAAAACATTTCTCCAAGTTAATTCTAAATCATTTTTAAAATTTCTTAATTCTCTTGCACTTAATTTTCTACCAACATAACTATTGACAACACTATCAGGAATATCTTTTGCTGCTTCAGCGGTTAAATATCTTTTATTATCAACTGCTAAAGTTTTTATAGAACGCAACATATTCCATTTACCTTCATCTATTCCATACAATGTTAAAAAATTTCTTTCTCTTTTTTCTAAATTAAAAAATTTAGTTTCACTTAATGATCCATAAAATTTTGATACACCAAGTGCCATAGAACTTTTTAAACTTGCAACCCATCCATTTAATCCATTCCATTTAAAAAATTTATTTCTTAAATTATTTAATCCACCAAAAGAATCAGCACCATCACTATATATATTTCCTCTATTTGCAACTACAATAGAATTACTAACAACTTCTAATGCTTCCATAGCAGCTTTATTACTTCCACCAAGTAATCCATTTATTGCTTCAAATAAACCAGTTAATAATCCTCTTCCTTGAAAACTAGTAGATGCCATGTAAGGTGCTAAATCTGCAACAGATGTTATTGTAGTTCCACCCAATCTAGCCATATCTCCTGTACTTCTTACTACTTCACCTATTTTTGCTAAAGTTTGACTACCAGCAATATTTGCACTTCCATCAATTTGTGCAAAAGACCCTCTAAAGTTTTCAAAATTTAAATCTCTAACAATTTTATAATCTGAACTTTTATATTTTTTTTTTAATAAAGCTAAAATTTTGTTAAATGTATCTTGAGGATTTGTTCCTAACTCTTGCATCATAACAATATTTTTTGCACTACTTGTTAAGACATTAAAAACACTTGTTTGTAGAGAAGGTTCTCCAAATTTAATATTGTATTCTTGTCTAGCTTGTAAATCTTTAAAATGTAAAACTCTTGATGAGTTTAAACGATTAGTTACATTTTTTGTTCCATAAATACTATTTGTGCCACCATGCTTTAAGTGATCTCCTGTCATTAAACTATCATAAATACTGCTTAAAATTTTACTAATTTCTACTGGATCATTAACATCAGCAAAAGTTCTTTTTAAATTTAATCTTGTTTGTATGTACTCTACCCAAGCCAATCTGTTATCATCAATTAACCTTGAGCTTTTACTAGCAACAGCCATTTTTTCTGTGTTATGTGTTGTTCTAGTTATCCAATCATCTAACTCTCCTATGTTAGCTCCTAAATCATTTAATCTTAATCTCCAACTATTTTGAGATTGTTTTAAAATTCTAGCAATATCTTTAGCACCTTTTACACCTGTAGGCTCACCAAGCATTTCTCTCATAATTTCTAAATCAATTCTACCTTCACTAAAATCATTCCAAGCATCTTTGCCTAAATTTCTAATAGCATTAACAAGTTTTGTAATTTCAACATTTTCTAAAGTAGTTTGTTTTAAACCAATAGAATCTCTAGTAATTTTAGAAAATTTTTGCATACCAACTAAATATCCATTTACAGCTTCTATAGGATTAATTTTTCCATTAGACATAGTTACGGCATCTATTATTTTTTCATAATTTTCCAATGCCTTCATGTTGGCTTCTGCTATATTTCTTTTTTTTAAAACTTGCTGGTATTCAAATTTATCTATAATTTCTTGTGCTAATATTTTTTCTGATTTAACTTCTGCTCCTTGAAATTTATTTTCATTAATTTTTATTTTAGCTTCATCTAATAATAAATTAATTTTTTCATCAGACAATAAATTGCCAGTTAATCTTTTAACTTCTTGAAAACATTTTGATAATGATTTTATTGTTGCCATTAACTATTCCTTTTTGTACAATTAGTTCCAGCTTCTATAGCTTGTCTAATTTTAGTTTTATTTTTTATAGAATCATCAATTTCTTTTATTGCAACTCTTTCTTGAATCATAGGTTCAGTTAAATCTTGATCTTTAATGTTTAATTGTTTTTGATGTAATGTAGTTCTTTGTTGCATATTTTCTGCTTCTAATTCTAGTTCTGTTTGATTTTTTTCTTTTATTACTTTTTGTTCTTCTGTTAATGGTTTTAAATTTCGGTTGTTCATGTTAGATTGTTCTTGTATTTTTATTCTGTCATTTTCTGCTCTTTTAGCTTCAAATATATCTCTTTGTGTTTTTTGCAAATTTCTAATATTTTTTAAATAAATTTTAGCTGATGATCTGTCTCCATTTTTTATTGAATTGTTATACAGGGTATCAAACTCTTTAATTTGATCGTCTAATTTATTTAATTGTGCGTCTCCTACTCTTGTTTTTTCAGATACAAGATTACCGGTATCTACTGGTTCTCCCTTTAAAACTTTACCAACAGAATAATCTAATAATTGTCTTTGATTTTCTGGGGAGATTGCTGCTAACCTTTGATAAATATTTGGTTTACCTCTTACCTCTGCAAGATAATCTCCAATTCTACCAAAACCAACATGAGCAGCAGTACCAATTAAACCACCAAGTGCTATGTTAGTAATAGCATTATAAGCAGTATAATCAGCTTGTTCTGATTTTGCTACACCATAAACAATAGGTTCAACAGCTATGTTACCAACTAAACCTTCTACAGCACCTTTTTTCATTCTAGCAATATTTTTACCAGACCTTGCTACCATAGAAGCAAATTTAGCTTGACCAACAACAGGTACAAAAGATGCACCAATATTTATAGGGTCTAAAAAACTTGTACCAAGAGATTCTAAAAAGAAAAAACTTTTTGCCATTTTGCTATCTGGTCCTCTAGCTAGAATACTTGCTCTTGAATTTTCTAAATTTTTTCTTTCAACTATATAATCAACAACACCTTCTCTTGTATCTTCTGTAAAATTTAAACCTAGACCAGCATATTGTTTATTTAGCTCATCTTTATTTAAATAAACATTACTAGATTGATAGGCTTTTGTTTGATCGTATGCTCTTAATGTAGAAGCAAATGGATTTAAATTCCATGTGTTCATAAAGTTAGCATGAGCAGCGTCTAAAAAGCTAGTTCTACTTTGGCTGTACAAAGTACCTATTTCTTCTTTTGATTTTTTAAATGTACCTAATCCAAGATTAATCATTATTTTATTTTGATAAACTTTTGATTGCTTTAGCTGTATTTTTCATTCGTTTTATAATTCCTCTTCTATCTAAAGATATAGCATTATCATATTCTTCATTCTTTAAAAATTCTATTGATGCTTCTTTAAATTTACCTGCATTAATTAATCTAATAGTTAATGGACTTCCAGACAATGAACCTCTAAACCATGATGATACTAAATGTTGTCTAACATCTAATGGAAATTTATCAAAGTTTTTTATATTTTTTTTTACTTTAGGAAGTCTGTCATTTATATCTTTTACTAATTGAGCATTAGCTTCTGCTTCAGTAACTGAATCTTCTAATTTATTTTCATCTCTATAGCTACCATATCCACTTGTAATTTTTTCTTCGCCTTTACCTTTATAATTTTTATATTTTACAACACCATCAACAATAATTTTTTCACCTAAACTTTCATACCCTTTTATAATAGATACATAATCTTCAACTTCGGCTGTTAATACATTAGGTTCTATCATATCTCCAGCCATAGCCGGTGAAATTAAAACATCACCTAACGAAAATTTAGATTTTTTTTTTCCCTGATCAATTTCTTCATCTATTAAAAATTCATCATATTGAAAATAATCATCAGAAGGTGGATCGGGTAAAAGTGGTAATACATCACCAGTTACAGGGTACACAGAAGCTGTATCTTTAATTAAAGGGTCTTGATTGGTTTGTTTTAAAAAATAATATTCTATTCTTTGACCATCAGCATTTTTTATTGGTTGTAATCCAG